GCAGAGAGTGGTGAGGCTGCAGGCAAACAACTACTGGTAAATGGTCTTGCAGGCATGGCTGGCATGACACCTTCACAGCTCTTAGCATTGTCTAAGGGTCAAGCATACAACCCTAATGTTGAACTGTTATATAAGGCACCAAAACTGAGACAGTTTAGTTTGTCCTATTCATTCTTACCCAAGAGTGAGGCAGAGAATACTGTAGTCAACAGAATCATTATGCACTTAAAGATGTTCAGCGCACCAAAGGACAACGAGAATGGTATGTTTGAACTTCCACACTTGTGGCAAGTTACATACATGACAGGTGGTGCACAGAACCCACACATGAACGCATTCAAACCAGCAGCACTAACCAGTGTATCTCTGGTGGACAACCCATCATCTAACATGCACTCTTCACATCCAGGTGGTGCTCCAGTGGAGAGGATATTGAAACTTGACTTCTCTGAAGTTAACATCATCACCAGAGATGAGCATGAAGAGTCAGGTAGTGAGGTCGGTTACTGATGGCTTCTCCAAAATACTTCTCTTACTTTAAAAATATTGACTATGCTGTCAGTGCCAACAAGGCAGGCATCCCCAATACAATTAAGATTAAAGATTATTTCAACCTACTCAGGGTCAGAGATGATATCTACAAGGAAGACACACTCTACACTGAGTACTATATCAATGATGGTGAAAGACCAGACCAGATTTCATACAATGAGTATGGAACTGAGGAGTTCTATTGGATCATCATGCAGATTAATGACATCACCGACTACTATAACGAGTGGCCACTGTCACAGAATGAATTGTATGAGTTTATTCTCAAGAAGTATGGTAGCTATGAGGCAGCTGGTGATATCCATCACTACGAGACTGTAGAGACACTCGATGATGATGGTAACTTTGTCCTGCCTGGTGGACAGACAGTACCAAAAGACTTCTTGTACTACTACCCAGCTACCTTGGGGTCTGAAGTTATCTTATCGTCTGCACCTGTTGGTGTTACCAACCAAGAGTATGAGCAGAGACTCAACGAACAGAAGTCTAAGATTTATATTATTCAAAAGAAATATATCTATGATATTGATAGGGATGTCAGGAACTATGCCTTTAAGTCTAATGCCAAGGTAAGTGAAATCGATATCAGAGATGTGATGCACTAAAAAAGGGAGCCGAAGCTCCCTTGTGGTCAGCTGTTAGCCAGCTTAGCGAAGTAGTCCATGACATCATCATCTTCTGATGCTGCTGGTGTCTCCTCTACAACAGGAGCAGGTTCTTCTTTCTTGAACACAGGCTTGCTGCTTACAACCTGTTCAGGTGTTGCAACTTCTGGTTCAGGAGTAGAACCCTTGAGGTTCAGAACGCTGTTTAGTCGCGTCTGCAACTGCTCATAGGTCTTGAACTGGTCAGGAGCTACGAGAGGTTGCAGTTGATGCTGTCGCTTCCAGATGGATTCGAGTTGTGCATCATCATGATCTTCGAGGGTAGCGGGGTCTGTGAACTCCGAGGAGTCATAGTTAGGATACCCAGCGACTTTCTTGACACGAAGTTTGAAGTCTGCTCCGGTCCAGAAGTCAAATGGGTTAAAGCCAGCCCGGCCCTCCAGTTCGTCACCGTTGACAGCATCCATAACCTTGTCATAGATTTTCTTACCAAACTTGTAAAGGAACACTTTACCCTCATTGTCAGGGTTGCCAGGGTCCTTCACAACATAGATGTTGGCAGTGTATTGAAGCTTACGCTTCTGCTTGCGAACCTGGTTCTTCAGCTCTTCGTCGCCAGAGTTCCAGAGTTCACGGTTGTACTCACCCAGGGGATCTTTCTGACCCAGTGTGGTGAGACTGTTCTCGATGTACCAACCACCAGGACCTTGGAAGGCGTGGGAGTACATCTTGACGAAGGGCATGTCCTCACCATCACTGGCGGGGAGGAAACGAATGACAGCAAAGCCGTTGCCAGCCTTGTCGACAGTGGGCTTCCAGTACCTTTCGTCTACAGTACCGACCTTTGTGGTTTGCTCCAGTTGCTTTTGGAGTTTGGAGAAGATGTCAGTCTTGTTCTTCTTCAGAGATGAGAAACTCATATTAGGATTGATAGGGTACGATTGGCGCGAGTTTATAGTCTTCAGCCAGGGACTTATTATAACACTAGAGGAACTTATCTTTCATTAGTGTCCTGTATTTATCTGTTGGGATGTTGAGGAATGGTTTGTACTTCTTGATCTTAAAGCTAAGCTGTTCCCACAGAGGATCAAACATCTGTTTGTCCCACTGCTTAGAGAACCCCAGCACCATGTCAAAGATGATTAATGACTCTAAATTAATTCTTCGTTTGATGTATAGCTTGAGGAGTGGAGGAGATCCTCCCATCGTTTTAAGAAGATCGTTAAAGGAACTCGACGAGGTCTCCATATGTTGAGCCACTGTGTTGAGATCTTTGACAAAAGCATAGGTGAGACTCTCATGTAGTTTTGTCCATACCATCCAATGAGCTTTTCCATCCCTCTTAATGTCGCCAATCCAGACCTTCGACGGATCGTCTGACGATACAAAGGACGCAAGGAGGTACTCTTTAATCTCTTGATCGGTGTGCTTACGCGCAAGCGTTTCAAAGAAGTAGAAGTCTTTGCGGTCATGGTATGTTTCCTCCTTGGCTCTTACCTTGCCATCGTATTGAAAGAAGTCAAACTTAGGGTTAGAGAAGTGCTGTTTAAAAGCCAGGTAGGTTTTATAAACATCAAATCCTTGCACGATCACAGTGGCAACTTGGCATGAGATGTGCGCTTGAGATAGTTAAGTTCAGTGGCTTCATACCTCAGCTTTTCTTTGAGTGGTTTACTAACCTACTTGTTGACACTCTCAATGTCAATATTATTATCTTCACAGTAGGAGACAATAGCATCAATGTAGGACTGGTTTGTTTCCAACACCAACTTCTCGATGTCTTCTACAAACTTATCTCTACTGATAAACTTATCGTTGATTGCCTTATTAATTTCTGATTCCGGCATCTCGGTACTGAACAAATTGACTAGCATAATCACGAAGGGTTTTCAAATAATCCATAACATTGCGACGCTCAACGATCTGAACATCACCATTCTCTCCGACCAGGAAGACTACCAGCTTCTGGGGGACAACCTCTGTCTCTTCTGAGAACATAGCCCAGTAGGCAGAGAGCTGAACAAAGTAATCTTCTAACCACTCCTCAGGCTTCTCTTTCTCAGAGGTCTTAAAATCAACGATGGCAAGCTCTCCATCCACCTCACAAACAAGGTCAACCGTACCAGCCAGACACAACCTATGCGAAGACATAGAAACTTCTTGAAGGTGTATGTTGTTGATGCGAGAATCAAGGTGAGGCTTTGCGGCTTTGAACATCCATTGTATCAGAGGGTACTGGTATTCGTCAAGGCTCTCGATGTCTTCGTTGTTGAGGTAGTGTTCGAAGATAGTATGGAGTCTTGTCCCTCTGGTTGTTGCGTGTTTAGTTTTCTTATTAGCTACTTCATTTCCTACACGGGCGCGCCAGCTAGCAAACTTTTCCCTGCTAACAAAGGATATAATAGAAGTCACAGATGGATAACGCACGGCATCATCAATAGCATAATACCGTGTCTCATCCTCCATGAGTCTCTTCAACTCACAAAACTTATGTCTGTGTTCATCACAATGATTAAACATTACAATCCTGCTGTATTTTTAGCGATGAGATAGTTACGAACCAGACCTGAACGACAGATGTCATCCACACCCATTTCAATCATATCAAAATCATCAGGCATAATCTCAAGGATGCGCATGAAATCGTGGATACCATTCTTCTCCTTGTCCCTGATAAGGTCAGACTGCATCGCATCACCACAGAAGACAATGCGTGTATTCTCACCAACACGAGTAATTATACTGTCAAGTTCATGAAAGTTTAAGTTTTGCATTTCATCAATGATGATGACTGCATTGTCAAGTGTGACACCACGCAGGAATGATGTGGACCAGAACTTGATAGTCTCTTGTGCTTTCAGTGAACCATACAGTGTCTCGAACTCATTGTCCGTTGACATCTCAAACATGTACTTGACCATGTTCTTGTATGGAATCTGGTAGAGTGAGGACTTATCCTCGTGGTCACCAGGTAGGAAACCGATCTCTCTGGTGGCTACCAGAGACCTGACAATGTATACATTGTCGTAGGCTGGTGTGGTCTTCAAGCAGTCATAGAGTGCCTTGTAAAGGGCACAAAAGGTCTTACCAGTACCTGCTGCTCCATAGATGAA